CATGAAACTGACAGCCAAACAAGAAGCGTTCGCCAGGCCATCGCTGACAAAGGCCTTTGGACGCGCGAGAAGAGCGTTACAGCGCTGGCCAGCATCGCCGAAGGCTCAGACAAGGGCGCGGAGATTGTGGCCGCTGTGAAGGAGCTGAACTCCATGCATGGCTTCAACGCACCGACCAAGACCGAGAACCTGCATTTGTTCCCAAGAGCCATCAATGTCATCGTCGGACGCGCTTAACGTTGAGTTCCCGCCGAAGCTGGCAACGGTGTTGTTTCAGCCCAGCCGGTACAAGTTCATTCGCGGCGGTCGTGGTTCAGGCAAATCGTGGTCAGTGGCCCGCGCACTCATCATCAAGGCATTTTCCAGGCCTGAGCGCATCCTGTGTACGCGTGAGGTGCAGAACTCGATCAAGCAGTCCGTGCACCAGTTGCTGCGCGACCAGATTGAAGAAATGGGCCTTCAGGGCTTTTTTACCGTGCTGGAAAACGAGATTCGCGGGCTCAATGGCTCGCAGTTCTTCTTCAGCGGCCTGAGCGACCAGACTTCAACGTCAATCAAAAGCTTTGAGGGATGCACGCTGGTGTGGTGTGAGGAGGCGCAAACAATCAGCAAACGCTCGTGGCGCATCCTGACTCCAACGATCCGTGCGGCTGGCTCTGAGATATGGGCCACTTACAACCCCGAGCTGGAAACCGATGAAACGCACATCATGGCGGTCATCAGTCCCGCGCCTGGCACGGTCAGTGTCGAGCTGAACTACAGCGACAACCCGTGGTTTCCGGCAGTGCTTGAGCAAGAGCGCCTGCACGCCGAGGCCACCATGCGCCCGGACGATTACCGCCACGTCTGGGAAGGCCAGTGCAAGCCCGCTGTTGAAGGCGCCATCTATTTCGAGGCCATGAGTGCCACGGTCAAGGCCGGACGCATCCGGGAGGTGCCTCACGACGCGTCTCTTCGCACGCATGTGGTGTTTGACCTGGGGATGTCTGACGCCATGACGCTGATTCTGGTGCAAAAGGTTGCCAGCGAGATCCGCATCATTCACTACATCGAAGGCACCCAGCGCATTCTGGCCGACTACAGCGCCGAGCTGAAAGCGTTGCGGCTGGACGACCAGCCGATGAACTGGGGCACGCTGTACCTGCCGCACGATGGCTTTCACGTCCGCCACCAGAGCGGCAAAGACGACGCCACGATATTGCGCGGCCTGGGCTGGGATGTCCAGCCGGTGCCCAACATGGGCGTGACGACCGGCATTGACCGCACCCGTGAGGTGTTCCCGCGCATTTACTTCAACAAGGAGCGCACCGAGCGCCTGGTGGAGTGCCTTAAAAGATACCGCTGGAACATCAACAGCAGGACGGGCGAAGCGGTGTCGCCGCTGCACGACGCGTTCAGCCACGGGGCCGACGCCTTCCGCTATCTCGCGCTGACCGAAGCCCTGATGAGCAACGGCGACTGGGGCGGCTCGCTCAATTACCCGAAATCAAACAACGCCTGACGGCACTTGACGCAGTGATGCGCTGGAAAACAACATGGCCAAAGGCTTGAGCGAAGACGAACTAAAAGCGCTGGTGTCCAGCGAGATGCGCTCCTCACTGGGCTATTCATCGTCCAAACTGACGGCTGCACGCCAAAAAGCCACGTATTACTACCTGGGCCTGCCAGTAGGCGACTTATCACCAACCGAAGTTGATGGGCGCTCCAGCGTTGTGTCTACTGATGTGCGTGACACCATCGAGGCCATGCTGCCCCAGCTGATGGTGACGTTCTGTGGCGGTGACAAGGTGGCCGAGTTTGAGCCGCAAGGCCCGGATGACGAAGCCAAGGCGCGGCTGGCCACTGAGTATGTGAACTACCTGTTTTTCAAGAAGAACAACGGCCACGCCATTTCCTACACCTGGATGAAGGACGCGCTGCTGCAGAAAAACGGCATCGTCAAGGTCTGGTGGGACACGCGCCACGAGGAAAAGAAGGAAGAATATCGGGCGCTGTCCGAGGTCGAGCTGTCGCAGGTCATGGACGACGAAGAAGTTGAAGTGACCAGCCAGACGTCCTACCCTGACGATGAGGACGCCGAGCAGCGCCAGCAGGCCGTGGAGCAACTCAACCAACAGATGCAGCAGGCCATGCAAGCCATGCAGCAGGGCGACCCCAGAGCGCAGCAGGCTCACATGCAGATACAGGCGCAGCTGCAACGCATTGCCGACACGCCCACGGTCATGCTGTACGACATCACCTGCAAGCGCGTCAAAACCGATGGCAAGATCAGCATCGAAAACGTGCCGCCTGAAGAATTTCTCATCAGCCGCAACGCCAAGGACATCGAAACCGCCAAGTTCGTCGGCCATCGCGTGCAGCGTACGGTGTCTGAGCTGAAGTCGATGGGCTACAAAAATGTGGATGACATCAGCGGCGAAGACCAGGGCCAGGCCGTCAACATGGAGCGCATCCAGCGCTTGTCTTACAACGACGAAAACGCTTACCTGAGCGATGAGATCACCACCAGCGACGAATCACAGCGCCGCATCTGGGTCACGGAGTGCTATGTTCGCTGCGACTTTGACGGCGACGGCATCAGCGAGCTGCGAAAAGTCACCATCGCCGGCAATCAGCTGCTGGACAACGAAGAAGTCGATTTCACGCCGTTTGTCAGCATTTGCCCGGTGCCGCTGCCGCACACGTTTTTCGGCCTGTCGATTGCCGACCTGGCCATGGAAAAGCAGAAGTCCAAGACCAGCCTGCTGCGGGCCGTGCATGACAACACGTACCTGGAAAGCAATGGCCGCTACTTTGCGGTAGAAGGTCAGGTCAACCTGGACGACCTGCTGACCTCACGCCCCGGTGGCATTGTCCGCATCAAGGCGCCCGGCATGGTGGGGCGGCTGGACCAGGGGTCTGCTAACACCAACGGCACCATGAGCCTGCTGGAGTACACCCAGCAGGAACTGGAGAACTCAACGGGCTGGTCGCGTCAGTCGATGGGCAACGACGCCAGCGGCCTGAGCACCACAGCGACAGCGGCCAACATCGTGACCAATAAGGCAGACATGCGGATCGACCTGATTGCCCGCAACTTCGCCGAGGGCTACCGGGACTTGTTTTTGTTTGTCATCAAGCTGGTTTGTCAGCACCAAAACAAGAAAATCATCACGCGGATTGCAGGCGAGTGGACCGACATTGACCCGCGTGAGTGGCGCAACCAGTTTGACGTGTCCATCAACGTCGGCATCGGCATGGGCAACAAAGACCAAAAGGTTCAGCACGCCATGCTGCTGCTCAGCCAGCAGGAAAAGGTGTTTGCGTTGGGTGTGGCCAGTCCGCAGAATGTTTTTGAAGCCAGCACCGAGCTGGCCAAGCTGCTGGGGCACAAGAACGGCGCCAAGTTCTTCAATGACCCGACGAAGAACCCGCCGCCGCCCAAGCCCGACCCCGAGCAGGGCAAGCTGCAGGCCATGATGCAGCTCGAACAAATCAAGCAGCAGGGCACGGCCCAAGGCAAGCAGTTTGACGCGCAGGTCAGCCAGCAGGTCGAAACCATGAAGATTCAGTTTCAAGCCCAGGCGTCGGAAGCCCAGCGCAACCATGAGGCGCAACTAACCCAACTCAAGATGCAAATGCAGGCTGAGGTGGACAACAACGCCCAAGCCGCGCAGGAGCGCCAGCGCACGGTCGAGCAGCAAAACGAGGCGCAGCTTAATCAGATGAAGTTTCAATCGGAGCTAGACCACAAGCTGCGCGACGACGATTTCAACCGCTGGAAGGCGCAGTTGGAGTCCGAAACCCGCATCATGGTGGCTCAGATCGCCGCCCGCACCACCTTGACTTCAGCGCAGATTGCTGCTGCCGAGTCGGTTGAGTCTGAGGACGCCAGCGAATGAAAACCATCGAAACCCGGATTTACGAAGGTAACCGCGCCCGCGAGGTGCTGGAAAACGAAGCGTTCATTGCCGCCTTCACCGACATTGAAAACGAGGTCATCGAACAATGGAAAACATCACCAGCCCGCGCCGGGGACGACCGGGAAAAGCTTTGGGTCTACCTGTCGCTGCTCAAGAAGGTGCAAACGCATCTGACCACGACGCTGGAAACCGGCAAGCTGGCGCAGATCGAAGTGGCGCACAAGCAGACGCTGTCGGAGCGGATTGGGATGCCCTGGTGAGCGCTTTGACCCGCAACCGCAGCCACAAGACCTCGATTGCCATGGCCTACCACCCGCTGCCGCGTGACGGCTGGGTCAGCACGCCCACTGGCTGGGTGCGCGTCACCGAAGGCCCGGCAGGCTACACGCTGAACACCGGCGAAACCATCAGAATCTAGCGCGAACAGACCCCGCGCCAGCCAAAGCCACCCTCACCCGGTGGCTTTTTTATTGGGT